ATGCCTGATAGTGATAGAAATCAAATCATATCAGATTTCAAAAGTGGTAAATTAAGAATCATTGTCCAAGTTACTATATTATCAGTAGGGTTTGACCATCCTGAGCTAGATTGTATTATAACCGGCCGCCCTACGGCTTCATTGAGTTGGTGGTATCAGTTTGTGGGTAGAGTAACTCGTATCCATCCTGATAAGATAAATGGGCTTGTAATCGATTTTGTGGGGAGTGTACCAAAGTTCGGAAAGGTAGAAGATTTATATTTCAAATTCGAAGAACCCCTATGGAAATTATACGGAGAAGAAACTAAACTACTAACAGGCATTCCTTTACATGAGATAGGTTTACACAAAGAGAACCAACCATCGCCACACGATGTAGCTGCACAAGGAGCCCCAATTCAAATGACATTCGGAAAACATAAAGGTAAAGAAATACGAATGATTCCAATATGGTATCGTAATTGGTTATTGGATAATATTAAATGGAACGCTTTCAATAAGCCCGTTCACGATGAACTTCTACGTTTAAAGAATATAGGAATCTAATCTTTTCTATATTTATTGGCATGAGTAAGGTAAAATACTACATATTAAGATATTGGGTTGCCGTAATCTTTTTAGGTTTGGCATTTTACTTTTATGAACCATATACTTCAATAACACATTGTTCTCCAAATAGTTTAATTACGGATGGTGAACCAAAGACCCTTTTAGGTTTAGGTGAGATGAGTTGGATGTGGATATTAATGGCTATTGCACATAGTGCCAATACATGTTATTGTGATATCAAATCTCTTTTAAAGAAAAAATAAATAAATATGGCTTACTTAGTACATAAACAATTGATACCTACCGATACGAGTATGGGTGACCCTAATTGGGCAAAAAGACAAATATGGGTATTGAAATTAAATGCCAATGATACTATCGATGAATTCGAAACGATAGAAGAAGCACAAACAAAAGTTGGATTATTAATGAACGAAGACCCTAGTGGTAGAATTTACAAAGTAGTTCAGAAAAACGAAGATGGGACTTTTTTAGATATATAGTCTCTTGTTTAATACAGTTTCCTTGTCTATTGTATAAGTCTTTATTTAAACTGCTTTCTTTGTCCCAGTGTCCCAGTGCTATAAATACATATACTAACCGCTGCCAAAAGAGCAAATATTTTTAAAAAAAAATAATAAACATGGGTTTGCTTGGTAGTTTCAAAAATTATTCGTATATTTGTGAAACGAATAAAAATATCTAACTATATGGCTACTAAACCAAACATAAGAAAAGACGAGTTTACTAACAAAGAAACAGTAAAGAATCCAGCCTATTATGGTGGCGTTGATAATCCATACGAAGTAATTAAAGTATGTGAAGCTTGGGGTTTAGATAAGGATGCATACCTATTCAATGTTGCTAAATACATAGCAAGAGCCGGCAAGAAAGACCCTCAAAAGGAATTAGAAGATTTAAAGAAAGCCGTATTCTATCTCAATCGTAAGATAGAAAACCTACAAAAGTAAAGAATTTGATATAGGTATATTTATCTATATGGAATATAATAGGCTACCCAAACTTATAAATACATACCCGAAAACCAGTAATTATTTAACTACTGGAATTGATAAATCAAGTCTTTTTGGTTTGTACTCCGATGTAAATAAAGTAGATTTTGATTTAGCTTCTTTAGAAAATGTAACTATTGTTAAAGATACTAAACTTAGAACTATAATAGCTATATACGAAGATAGGAATGATGAAACGCCACAATACTATACATCGGAAATATATCATAGGGATTTAGAAGCTTCCAAAGTAGAAGCAAATCCATATTTTTTAAACGCATCATTTGAACCATCTCATATTGTTAGTATCTATTTAAAAGAATTGATAGATTCGTTAGATGCATATAAAGATGCGGAATTGAAATTAGAATTAAGCTTTATAAGAAACAATTTTATATTTTTTAGTAATTCAGGAATAACAGGATTACCAAAAAAATTAGTTGATATAGCTGCCGCAGCCGTAGAAGGTAATAATTCGCAAAGTAGAAATACTGAAATAGATTCATTAGATTCATCAATTACTAAATTAGAAAATGAAATATCAAATGTTTCAAATAAAATTAAAAGAAAGGGATTCTTTGGGTCTAGAGCTGAACTTGATTATGAAGGAGAAAAAATTCGTTCAAATATACCATATAATAGAGATAAACAAACAGATGATATAAAAAATAAATTATCTGATAGATTATTTAGATTTAAAGAAAGAAAAAAAGAATTAGAACAGCAAAAAATAGATTCAGCTGTAAGTAAGGTAGTAAGTCAAGATCTTAAAAAAGAAAATATAAAAATAGATAAATTTAAATTCTTAGAAAAGATAAAAGATAAAAAACTAAAAGTATCTAAAGAAAAAGATTTAATTGAGATAAATGGAGTATTTGTTGATTGTATTTTATTGGTAAAATACATAGATTGGGTTTTAAGCGAACCATCTTTAGATGAAATTGAAGATGGAGGCGTTATTAATCCAACTTTACTTTTAGATTTCGAAAAAGTTAAAACAGAAGTACCAGTAGAAATATTAGATTCTAATAATAATACAAAAGATACAATTGGTAATCCTTCATCAAATCAAGGAACTGGTAACTTTTTCGAATATCAAATAATTAGATTATCAATACCAGCTTCACCAGCTGCAAGTACAATGACATTTAGAACATCAAATGGTTCGATTGAAACTATCGCAACAGCTGATTATGGATTTGTTGGTACATATTGTATAGAAGAAAATTCATTTAGTGGTAATAGTACTTTATATCAAAAAACACAATTAGCACCATGTAATATTCCGGGTAACGTAAATAACGGCGGAGGTGGTGGATATAGAGGTGGTGGAAGCTATGATTATTATGATAACCAAAATAGAAATATAGATTATATCGATAGACAAAGAGATTTTGAAAATATAAGATAATCATTTTAATAACTAACTTATATTTATATGCAATTAAACGTTTCATATGGGTATGTTAAAAGTTAATTGGAAAAAATATCTAAATAGTTCCAACCCGACTATTAACAAATACTTAAGCGATTTTGGCGATTCATTTATCACACAAACATTACAGCGTATAACGCTGGCTCACCAAAAGAGAAAATCACAAATCATTCTTATCCGTTTCAAACAATCTGATATTGTTGCAACAATTGAAAGTAAAGATTATGTTCTTGCATTAGAACACTTACTTCAGCTATGCGTTAATTTGGAGAAGTATGAATTGTGTAGAGAAATCCATACAACGATTAATTCAATAAAAAGCAAAAGAAGGATGAGGGTAAAATCACCTCCTTTAGTTACAAGCTCATAGACAAAAACAAAAAAGGCACTATGGCTAAGAAAGAGAAGCTACAAAGCTTAGAAGAATTAGAAACAGTAATGCATTCATTACCAAAGGTTATAAAGAGAATCAAATTTAAAACAAAAAACCAAAAGAGATTTTACAAAGCGATAGAGAACGAAGGGAACAATATTATAATGGCACATGCCTTAGCCGGAGCTGGAAAAACTTACATATCAATACAAAAAGGATTAGAACTATTATTACACAAATCATCACCAATTGAAAAACTTATTATAATTAACCCAACCGTTGATGTTGGTAATGAAGATAAGTTAGGTCATTTGCCTGGCGATTTAATGGAGAAGATAGAAGTACATAATGAATCATCTTTATTTATCTTAAACAAAATTATAGGACCTGTTGAAGTTAAGAAATTAATTGAAAGCAAAAAGATTGAGTTTAGAGTAATGAACTTCTTAAGAGGTATAAACTTTGAAAAGAGTTATATTATTTTAGATGAAGCACAAAACGCATCACCACTACAATTGAAAACTTTAATCACTAGAATTTCAGATGATTCAAAATTAATTATAGAAGGTGACCTTTCTCAATGTGATAAGTATCGTGCTAACGGAGTACCTGCGTATCAAAAGAGTGGATTCTATGATATATGGAAACGATTAGCAGGAATGAAGGGAGCTTATCAAATAGAATTCGATTCATCTGATTGTATTCGTTCAGGTATTGTTAGAAGGGTACTTGAAAGATATGAATTAGAAGAAGAAATTAAATTGGGTGAAAGTAATCCATTTGAACTTAATTTAGAGGCACCATCGGAAGGTGAACTTGTGGAGGGTGTTCATATAGTAGAAAATTAGTATATTTTATAACTCATTGATTTACAATAAGGTATAACTCGTTGATTTTCAACGGGTTATATTTTTGCCTAAAATACTTCATAACTGGTTGATTTTCAACCTATTATTTTACCTAAAATGTTTGGTTATGTCAAATATATTTCGTATCTTTATTATATAAAGAAAGAGAGAATATGTCAAATAACAAGCAAATAGTATGGATTGATATGGATGGTGTTTTAGTGGACTTTGGTTTACACGTTGAAAACACTATTAAAAACAATACATTCTTAAGAGAAAGTTACAAAGGTAGATATGACCACATACCGGGCATATTTAGAAACCCACCACCAATCGAAGGAGCTATTGAAGCTATTAAGAAATTGGCAGAAAGTGGTAAGTATGAATTATATATTGCTACCGCAGCACCTTGGGGAAATCCGATGGCAGCTATGGATAAAAGATTTTGGATTGAAGAACACTTCGGAAATCTATTCAAAAAGAAGATGGTAATTTCACACTTAAAGAATATGTTAATTGGTGATTATTTAATCGATGATAGAACTGCTAATGGAGCCGGAGAATTCAAAGGTGAATTATTACGATTTGGTTGGGCATACGAAACTGAAACTTGGAATGAATACCCGGATTGGGAATCAATACTTAAAAAATTATTATAATGAAAAGATTAATACCCCTCTTAATTTTATTTTCGGCATGTTCAAAAGATGATGTTATAGTTCCTCAAAAAAACTATACATTTTCAATTGATTCAGTATTAACACAAAGTGGAGCTAAATCATTACCTATTGATGCTAATGGATTTTATCATTTAAAATTAATACCAAATTCCAATCAGCAACCATATAGAATTACTGGCAGAATATTAGTTAATGGTAAAGAACCAATGCCGGCGGAAACGATTGAATGGGAAAGTAATTTATATTGGTGGATATTAAAAGGTAATGTAGCAGCTTATATTACTAAATCTTATATTAACTATTTTACAGGACAATACACAGTAATTAGTTTACCTCCTATGATAGTATCTAAAGATGAATTAGTACCAACAATAAATAAAGCATCTTATAGTGGAAAGAATGGTGAGATAAATACAGTTATAGCCCCTATATCAGAAATGAAAGGTGATACTATGGTTATAAAGGCATTTAACTATAATGCTAAAAAAACAATTTACACAAAAGTAATTTTAGATTAATGAGAACTAAAGAAGTAAAATTTCCACTAACTCCAATAACCGAAGAAACATTTGAAAGACAAGGTTGGCGTAAGTGTGATGTAAACGAACCACTATTTGAGGAATTTGGTGAAGATTTGGATGAGTTAAATAATGATTTCTTTGGTGAGATGGAAGATGAAGAACCAGAAGAACCAACGGAAAAGCCTGAAGCAATTGCATGGTATTACACACTAGCAATTCCAAAAGATAGAACTGACCCATACTGCCCAAGATTAGTTTCAAACGCTACTGATGAAAGTGGATTATTAAAAGAGATGGAATTGCCTGAAGGAACTTTCTTTGTTGAATTGATGGATTGGGATGGGTTGGGATATTGCCAATCGGAGGAGGATATTGAAATACTATATAAGGCACTGACTGGAACAAATTTGGAAAATTAAAAAATAAATCGTATATTTGTATTATGAGAAATTACACAGAACAACAATTGAAGGAAAACTATGAGAAGTTTTTATCTTTCATTCGTAAGGCATTCGTAAACCAACCGGAACGAATGGAGAAGTTATTACATATGTATTCAGAAGATGAATTAGGTATGGAATTATTATTAGCGCCGGCAAGTGGGAAGGCTCACTTTCATTCCGCATACAATGGTGGTTATATTGACCACGTTATGAATGTATGTAAGAATTCAATCGGACAGATGAATCAATTCAAAGCTAACGGTGGTATCGTAGATTTTGAAGTTGAAGAATTATTATTTGCAGCATTACACCACGACTTAGGTAAGTTGGGTGATGTTGGTCATCCGTATTATGTAGAGCAAGAATCAGATTGGCATCGTAAGAATCAAGGTTCACTATTCAAACAAAATCCAGAGATTAATTATTTTGATGTAACCCATAGAGCACTTTGGACATTACAAAAATATAGTATTCAATATACTCAAAAAGAAATGTTGGGTATTATGTTAGCAGATGGATTGTATAATAAAGGAAACGAAAAATACTTTATTTCATATGATGAGAACTTTCAGTTAAAGACTGAATTACCTTACCTATTGCATTGGGCAGACCATATGAGTTGCAGAATTGAGAATAGTGAATATAAGAACGGAATTAAATAAAAAATAATTTCATTATATTTATAAACTGATAGAGCTGGCCAGCATATCAGCGTATCATCCAAAAGGAGATACAAATTAACGCTTAAAAACAAGGTAAAAATGAAAGCACAAATTCAAAAGGGATTCCCTATTCCCCAATTTAGGGACGAGTTCTTCTCACCATTAGATACTTTATTCGATAGAGTATTTTCAGAATCATTTCCTGAATTATCAAAGGAAATTGGTATTAACGCATTCCAACAAGCAGCTTATCCAAAATGTGACATCATTAATTTTGATGACCGTATTGAGATTGTAGCAGAAGTTCCTGGTCTAACCAAAGAACAAATTACTATCGATGTAGATGGTGATGTGATTACACTAAAAGGAGAAAAATCAAATAAAGCAACAGAGAAAGAAGGAGGAGTATATCTTCGTAGAGAAGTTAAACGTTCATCGTTCTTAAGAAGTTTTACAGCTGATTCTAAAATCTTTGATTTAGATAATGTAAAAGCATCGTTTGAAGATGGTGTATTGGAATTACAAATACCAAAGAGAGAACCCGAAAAACCAAAGAAACGAACGGTTTCGATTGGTTAATTTAACTAAACAAACAAACTAACAATAGTGGGGGTGAGTAAAATCACCCTCATTTTTATTTAGAGTATATTTATATATACAATTTAAAAAACAAATTATGAAACCAGAATACAAAATGAGAGCTCAAGAGCATTTAGAAGCTATTACTAAAAGAGCTAAAGTTATTGCTGAAATGTTAAAAGGTGAAAGACCTGCTAATCAAGCGGAAGCAATTAAGTTATCAAATGAAATCGAAAGATTGGTAGAATTAACAACAAACATCGTAGATTTATCGTAATGAATTGGTTAAAGTTCTTAGTTGGATTTTCAGCCCTAATTATTGCCGGATGTGCAGCATTCTTTTCAGTAACTGGATTGGGTGTACTATTTAGTGGAGCATCAACGGCAGTAATGGTGATGGCAGGCTCATTGGAGTTTGCTAAATTAGTTGCTGCAACATACCTAAAGCAAATGTGGGATGAAGTTAAGGGATTTAATAAGTGGTATTTAACAATAGCAGTAGGAATTCTTATGATAATTACTTCTGCTGGTATATTTGGATACCTTTCAAACGCTTTCCAAGCACAATCCCTTCAATTACAGCAAGTAGATAGGGAAGTATTGGTATTTTCAACTAAAATTGAGCAAAATAATTCACAAATTACTCAACTTAATACTCAATTAGGACAATTATCCTCAACTCAATCAACAATATTAGAGAAGGGTAAGGTAAATTCACGTTTACTACGTTCAATTGATAACAAAGATAAGCAAGTAGCTACTATAAATGGTAAAATTTCTACTTTGCAAGATGAAAACGCCAAAAATAACGAAAAAATCAACGAAATTAAGATTGCAAACTTAGATTTGGAGAAAGAAGTAGGTGGATTTCGTTTTATTGCCGAAGCATTTGGTATAGAATTGAAAAATGTTGTAAAATTCTTCATATTTTTGATTGTAATAGTGTTTGACCCGTTAGCAATCGCTCTAATTATTGCATTTAACGGATTAATTGGTAAAAAAAAGGAAAAAACATATGATTTGGATGATTTAATGGAAAAAAATTACCAAATATACGGAGATAGTGGAAAAAATTCTACAAAAGATGAAGAAACTCCTATATTAGCAACTGAAAAAGATACCGAAGTGTTCTTTGACGCTATAGATAACCCAATAGGACCAAATGAGGAGCTTATACAGGCAGCTGAAAAATATAAAGAGCAATTACTTCAAACGGAGGACATAAAAAAAAAAGAAATTAATTCCGCTACAACAATTGTGGAAGAAGATGAAGTAACACTAACTGATGAAGATAAGAAAGCATTGGAGCCTGAAATAACTGATGAGATACTGATGAACCTCCAAACCGATTACTCAAAGAGAGCAATTGATTATGATAATGATGGTACTATTGATGGGTACGATACAAATGGTGATGGTATAATAGATATAGTAAGAGCTGAACATCCAAGTAGAGCAGCTGCAATAAAAAATATGTTACCTTACTACGCTAAATCTACTTTTAATTGGGATGACCGTAAGAATTGGATAAATGACCAAAATGCCGTTAATTACTGGATAAAAAACATCAAGCCTTCCCAATACCCAACGGACTTTTCAGGAAAATCATATTAATATTTGGTAAATTCAAATAATTTTCGTATATTTGTATAACAACAAATTGTACCAAAATGATGAACTTAGGATACGCATGTATTAATATGAGTATGGGTAAAAAAGTAACTACTAACCGAACTATGGTTAAGAGGACTTTTAACGCTAAAGGAATGGATTATGTTTCCGAACTTGCATTACTCAATGCAAAAGATATCATTAAGATTTTAGAGTGGAATAGAATGAATGGAATTAAATTCTTTCGTTTATCATCTGCTCTTATTCCGTGGGGTGACCAATTGGATTTAACTCAATTAAAAGATTACAAAGAGATTAAGAGTGAGTTAAAGAAAGCTGGTGATTTCGCAAAGTATTGGGGTATTCGTATTACATCGCATCCCGGTCCGTTTAATGTATTAGTATCGCCCAAAGAATCCGTAGTTGAAAAGACTATAGCTGATTTAGAGTTACATGGTAAAGTATTTGATATGATGGGGTTATCTAAAACTCCTTATAACAAAATTAACATACATTGTAACGGAGTATATGGTGATAAGATTGCTGCAATGGATAGATTTTGTAAAAACTTCAAAAAATTATCTAATTCAGTTCGTAGTAGATTAACAATTGAGAACGATGATAAAGCATCTATGTATTCAGTATGTGATTTAATGTATATTCACGAAAGAATTGGTATTCCTATTGTATTTGATTATCATCACTACAAATTTTGTCCCGGCGTATTATCGGAAGATGAAGCATTGGAAGTAGCAGCATCAACTTGGCCTAGAGGTATTACACCTGTTGTTCATTATTCAGAAAGTAAAGAAGGAAGTAAACCACAAGCCCATTCCGATTATATTAAACAATTACCAAACACATATGGTATTAATGTGGATATAATGGTTGAGGCAAAAGCAAAAGAATTAGCAATTTTACCTTTTATTAAATGATAAACTATATAGCAATATTAACCTTTCAAATTATGTTTAATATCTTCAAAGTATTAGAGATTAAATTTACATATGAAAATCAATTGAACCGATTATTAGTTAATTCAGTATGGATTAATTTAGTATCACTTGCTTCAGTTTATTTCTCATTAGATAGTTTGTTAAAAGGAGATATGTGGGTATTACCATTTTATATAGGTGGTAGTGTATTAGGAAAATGGATAGCAATGACTCAAATGGATAATTTAGAATCTAAGCTATTTGTATTCTTTAGAACTAAAACTGAAAAACCAAAAAGAAATGTCCGCACCAAAACTAATTGATGTTACTCCATTTGAACCTCTTATAATTAAAGTTCATTATGATGGTTTTGATTTTAAAAAATTAGAACCAATTTGTGATGATTTGATAAATACTACAAATATCAAAACACATTTAGAAATAGGTAACGCAGCTAGTTCGGCACCAAATAAAAACAAAGCTCCTCATATAATGAATGAGTTTAAAGAATTTTATAAATGGTTGGATAATATTGCACAGCATATTATTTTAAATGAATGGGGTATGTTTAAAGGACATGAATATAAAGTATCTAACTCTTGGGTAAACTTTCATGGTGAAGGTGGGGTTACTGAAAAGCATCATCACGGACCAACAACATTAACATCAGCAGCTTATTTAAATATGCCTGAAAATGGTGGATACATTCAATTTAGAGACCCATTGGAATATCATAAAGGATTTTATATTAAACAATACGATGATGAGATATATGGTTGGAAAACAATTCCAGCAATAACTGGTGATGTACTTTTATTTCCGGGGTATTTAAGACATAGAACACAAGCTAATACAAACCCAACTGAAAAAAGATGGGTACTAACATCAAACTATATGAATTATTAGATTATGGCAGAAGCAATTTTAAAATACAATTTGAATGATAGTGATGATGCTATGGCACATATGAGGGCTGTAAAATCATTAGATATGGCATTGGCATTGTGGGATATAACACATAACACAAAGAAAAGTATTGAGTGGTCTTTGGAAGGCAAAGAGATTGATAAATATGAAGTGTTAGATATCGTATATGAAAAGATATATGAAATATTAGAGGAGCATAATATAAAAATGGATGATTTAATAATTTAATATGAATACATTAGATAAAAAATATCAACAACTACTAAGTGACATTATTGCATTTGGTGTAGAGAAAAAAGATAGAACTGGAACTGGTACTATATCTGAATTCGGACATCAAATCCGCCATAATATGCAGGAAGGGTTTCCACTACTTACAACAAAGAAAATGGCATGGAAACAAATTGTATCAGAATTACTTTGGTTTTTAACAGGCCAAACTAATATTTCTTTTCTATTAAAACATAACAATCATATTTGGGATGGTGATGCATATAAGAACTATACTAAAGAAGTAAATGAACTTATTGATGGATATATGAGTGGTGATATAATTGGAACACAACCACATATTGATGATATGTTTAGTAATCCAGATGATTTAACGCCATTAACTAACGAAGAATTTATAGATAAAATAAAAACCAATAAGGACTTTGCAAAAAAGTGGGGTGAGTTAGGACCTATTTATGGTAAGCAATGGAGAAAGTGGGATGGTAAGAATGGAAGGATTGACCAAATTGATAATCTAATTAACGAATTAAAAACAAATCCAGATAGTAGAAGATTAATGGTTAGTGCTTGGAATGTAGGTGAGTTAGACAAAATGGTATTACCACCTTGTCATTATGGGTTTCAGGTTTATACAACTGAATTGAGTGATGAAAGAAGATATAATATTTGGTTTAATAACAATTATGAAACAGGTATGGAAAGATTCTTTGACCCTAATAATTTACCTGATTTTGATAATTCATATTATACTCCAACACCAAATAGAGCAATCTCTTTAATGTGGAATCAAAGAAGTGTAGATACATTTTTAGGATTACCATTTAATATTGCTTCTTATGGATTACTACTTCATATTATAGCAAATGAAGTTAATATGGTGCCAGATGAATTGATTGGTAATTTAGGCGATACTCATTTGTATTTAAATCACATTGAGCAAGCTAAAGAACAAATCGGTAGACAACCATTTGATTTACCAACATTAAAAACAAATGCAAAGATGGATGGTATATGTTGTAATGAGCCTGATGATTTTATATTAGACGGATATCAATCACATCCTGCAATTAAAGCACCTTTAAGTAATTAATATGATATACGATGTAAAAATACAACACCCTAAAAGAGTTGAAAAGAAATGGGGATATGAATTGTGGATACATAATGATACTGATTATTGTGGTAAGTTATTGGTATTCACCAAATCAGGTAATAAGTTCTCAATGCATTATCATATGATTAAAGATGAAACTTGGTATGTTCAGAAAGGAGCATTTCAATTTGATTGGATTGATACTGAAAATGGAGAAAGATGTTACACTCAAATACAAGAAGGAGATGTAATAGAAATTAAAAAAGGATTACCACATCAACTTACCGCATTAACCGAAGAAGCAACTGTATTTGAAGTAAGTACGCAGCACTTTGATGAAGATAGTTATAGAATTTACCGAAACCAACCAAGCGATTTAGAATAATGACATATATAACAAAACACCTTCCTTCATTGGAAGAACTTAAAAAAGAATTGGAAGAACATCCTGAAAAAATTAAATACTACACAAAGTATCAAGGGTTTGAAGGGCCTGATGGGACAACAGATTATATAATAAAAAAATTAGAAGAACATTATAAAAAACAAAAAAATGAAAGTACAAAAAATTAACGAATCATCTATTACAGATAAAGATATATCAAATTATAAAGAAGCTATATCTAAATTAGAAGGATTTATGTTTACCGCAGCCGATGTAAATATTGATAAGAGAATAATTACAATACGATTGGGCAATGTGGATGATGAATTAACATTAGTCAATCCTAAAGTAATTAAGAATTCAGATTCACCAGTTGTTTATTATGAAAAAGATACATATAAACAAAACAAAGTTAGAAAAACAATTCGTAGTACATATTTGTTAATAGATACGGATAATTTAGGACAAGTTGAATTTAAAGCTTCCAATGATAAAATGGATTGGAAAAATGCGGATGAATTTTTTGGAGATGTTGGGTTGATGGAATGTGTATTAGTTCAAAGATTAATTGATGCAATGGAAGGAATTGATATAACTCATCCGAATAGACAATATTCAGAAACTATTATAAAAGATAAACAAACTGGTAGAAACGAAAGAGTAATGTTACAAGGACCAGCTGGTGAAATGGAATTTGTAAAATCTAAGAAAGTTAATTCTTACTTGGAAAAAGGATGGAACTTAATTTAATTAAAATGGCAAAATTTATATTTATCATAGAAGAAGACCAAAATAGAGAAGCTTCTAAAATAGAATTTGAAGTACCAAACGATATGGATGTTTGGGAATATAAAAGAATGTGTATCCGAATGGCAGGAGCTATGGGATATGCATCTTTATCGGTAAGAAAAGCATTTGGGAAGGAATACCTAAATAATGTAGAGGAAGAATTAAATCAAATATTTCAAAACGCCTACTCTGGCTCAATACAATTAGCATGAAAGAATTATTATTAAAACAAAATGAAAGAATATTATTATTACAAATGTTAGTAGAAGCGTTAGTTGATGAGTTAATTGAAACCAAAAAGGTAAAAGAAGAAAAGCTTGATGCCCGATTTGTTTCTAAAATGGAATGGGTAAAGGATGAAATGAATAAAGCCAAAGAAGAAGCTTCTTTAGATTTTTTAAGTAAGGGATTTTACTCAAATCAAATGGGTGAAGCTTAAATTTGGAAAATTCGAAAAAAAGTTGTATATTTGTATAATATAATTTAAAAAAAAACAATATGTTTGAAACATTTTTAATGGTAATATTATTACCAGCATCAATTATACTTAATATCCTATTATTAATTAAAGGTATTAATTTAGTTAAGCAAAACGAAGACTTAAGAGATTCTATACAATTATATGATGATAGGCAAGATAATACTATGGTAACTTTAGAAAATATGTTAGCTGAATTAAAGCAAATTGATTTGAATGGTTCGTTTGAATCCGATGATGAGGTTGGTACTGTATTTACCGAATTGAAAAATACAATAGAAACTTACAAAAATAAAATCTAATAATGCCTCGCAAAAAGAAAAGTAAACAATACTTCACATTAGACACTGAAGAAGCTATTATAGCTTATAATAAATCAACATCTCAAAGAGAGAAAAATGATTTATACAAAACAAGGATTCAATATCCTTTTGAAAAATTAGCAGAGAACATTCTTAATACATTTAAGTTTTCTTATTTTGATGTATCCAAAGAGGATGTTCAAATGGAAGTAATATCAAATCTTATCGAAAAAATACATATGTTTCAAGAAGGAAAGGGTAAAGCCTTCTCTTATTTTTCTATTGTTGCGAAAAATTATCTTATTCTTAAAAATAATGGAAACTATAAAAGATTTAAGAAAACTGCATTACTTTCCGAAATGCCTGAGAGTTGGAATCCATCGGATGATTTTTACGAAACCCAATTTGGAGCAGAACTAAATGAATTTAAAGAACTAATGTTAAAATATTGGGATATAAATTTGACAAGAGTATTCACAAAGAAAAGAGATATACAAATAGCAGATGCAGTATTAGAATTATTCAGAAGGTCACAACATATAGAAAATTTCAACAAAAAGCACCTATACCTATTAATTAGAGAAATGACAGATTGTAAGACTCATTATATTACTAAAGTGGTAAATGAAATGAAGAAACATCAGACTCAAATGTTAAATGATTATTTCGATAAAGGTATGATTACATCTAAAAGTGATGATTTTTGGGAAGAACAATATTTATTAGAACAATAGATAAATTATGGAACGAATCGCATCAATGTTTTTTCACAGCCGTACACAGGCACACATATTTCACACTAGACAAACTGGACCAGGTTCATATGCTAGACACAAAGCCCTACAAAAGTATTACGAAGATATCATAGATTTGATGGATGGTATAATTGAAACGTATCAGGGACAATATGGTTTAATCGAATATAAGGAGGTAAATGGTATCGATAATGATGCATCTCCAGAGAATATGATTAAATACTTTGATAATCTATGTAAGTTCTTAGAAAAAGAAAGAAAAGAACCTAATCTACAAATGAGTTGGTTGCAGAACGATTTGGATAATTTGGCAAGTTTATTATATACAACAAAATACAAGTTAATAAACCTACAATAATTTAACACTAGAATTAATACTATTTTAAGGTTATTCAATATTTATAATTGGATAACCTTTTTTTATTATCCAAAACACGTTCCAACCTAACAGGTTTTTTCAACATTTTACGGCAATTTAGTTACTTAATTGGTTATATGGATAAC